GTTCCACAAGGAGCTAGTACGATTGCTAGGGCAGGTGCTGCAGCGAAAGAGTTTGGTGTAGCAGGTAGTTTTGGTGCTGCTGCTCCATTGATTACAGAGTCTTCATTAGGTCAACTTGCAATACAAGCATCACCTTACTTAGCTAAAGGGGGTGTGTCTGGATTACAGTCAAGAGCTAGAGCACCTGAAGGAATGTTTCCTCCGTTAACAGAAACACAAAACTTATTAAATATTGGTCCGTTAACTCCAGGACAGCTCACAGGTAATAGACAGCAACTAGCTACAGAGGCAAGAATAGCTGCATCGCCTAAAGCAGAAGTCTATCCTGCGTTTGTCCAAGAGCAATCATTATCAGTCTCTAATTATTTAGATAAACTATTTAATAGAGCAGCTTCTACATCGTTATCTCCTGATAAACTAACTGAATCAGTAGTAGGTTCTTTTAACAATTATGGTAAAGCATTATCAACACGTTTACGATCAGACGCTGCTAAAGACTTTAATGCTGCTAAACGAGCAGGTGGAACAGTAGATACATCACCTATTATAGAAGTAGTACAACAAAGACTTGCTAGTATTCCTCCTGAAACTCCAGGACTTGAATCATTACGTGGTTCATTAAGTAAGATATTAGATGAGTATGTTGTTCCTGAAGTTGCTCCTACGTCTACACCAAGTCTAATACTTGGACCAGGAGGAGCACCTGCTGCAACAGTCACTATTCCTGGATCTCCTGCTCAAGCAAATCGCATTGATATTGCAAGATTACAAAAGAACTTATCAGCATGGGGTGAAGCAGCCTACTCAGGTAAAGCAGACTTTGGTAAAGGAAACATCTTTGAAGGTGTTGCCCCTGGAGAAGCTAAAGGTATTGCACGTTCAGTCTTAGGAGCTTTTAAAACATCATTAGATGAAGCCATCGATGCAGGTGTTCCTGGAGCAGATCAGTTAAAAGGTGCTAGAGATAAGTTTGCAAAGAACCTTGCGGATATTAATGTATTTGCTGATCGTCCATTAGTGAAGTATTTTGATAAAGCACCTACAGAGCTTGTCCCTGAAGATGTAGTTGTTAAACTTCGTGATGCAAAGCCTTCACAACGAGCAATATTATTAGATGTATTACAGAACAATCCTGATGCATCTAAAGTATTAGATACTGTTCGTAGATCTACTTTTGATAGTGTATTAAACAAAGGTAGAGCACCAGACGCTCCTATGAATTCACCTGAGTTTAACATTAATGCAGCATTGGCAGAACTATCTAAGAAAGACGGAGACTTTAACTTCTTATTTAAAACACCATCCGAGTTAAATGATGCAAAGTTAGTTGTAAACTACATGAAGAGAATTCTACAAAGCGAGTCTGCAACAGGAGTTAGTGGTGCTACAGGTGCAGCAGCGTATGTTGGTGTTAAAGCTGTCGGAGGAAATGCTCAGATAGCTAATGCTTCTAAAGGTGTAGTTGATGGTATTCGTAACTTATTAAATAGTCCTGCAGGATTTTCTGAAATATTATTTAATGTAGATGCCAAAGATTCACTATTAAAACTTTCTAAGGGTAAAACTACAGTAGAGTCCCTTGTAGATGCAACCACAAAGTTAGGTAAAGTAGCAGGAGTGTCTGCCCTCAGAGCAGGACCAATGATTACCCCTGAAGCATCTCCTGCAGAGTCATCTAATAGACCAGAATACTCTGTAGAAGAACTATTAAAGATGCAACAAGAACTAACACCACAATAAAGAAAAACCCTCTTTCGAGGGTCTTTTTTATACTTCTACTTCTTCACCATCATCAATAGACCAACTAAAAGTTAATCGAAAGATACCGAAGTCTAGTGCTACATGAGACTCTTCATCGAAGTACGGTACATACTCAAAGCCTACTGCGAATCCGAAGATCCAATTAAAAGATATTGTCATATTTCACATCCTCCAGCCGTACACGCTAGGGTTTGTGCTCCTTCCACATTGTCATCAAACTCTAAAAATTGATCCCAGTTAACAGACTCTGGAACAATCGCCTTTAACGCTTCATACTCCTCTTTACTACACTCTTCATATGGTGCTTGTCGATAAGTTCCTAAATCCATCGGCAGGAAAGATACTCCTGTGACTTCATCAAAGTGCTTAAACACCCATGCCCCTACGTCCATCCATTCATTCTCTTTAACAGAGATAGTTACAGACGGTTTATGCTCACAATAGTGTCTCTGAAACAATAACCACAGACGTAAATGATCAATAGCAGATAACTGTTCACGTAATAAAGCACCTTCAGCGACTGCTACAGGAAAGCTAAAGATTGTAGTGCTATCAGGCTTCATTACACAAGGCTCTGCTACAAAGCCAGACTCAATCATAAACTGTGTTAAAGGGTCTTTGTTATCAGCACGAACCCTACGTATATAATACTGGCTATGCTGAGGATGTATGCCAGATGCAGTAGAACATAGTTGGGAGACTGTTCCTTCTGGTTTAACAGCAGTGACTGCCACAGATTGATTGATACCAATAGCAGCAGCAAATTCAGCATTAGTCTTAATCGCTATGTCACGTAGTTTCTCCAATCTCTCAGGTAACAATGCATCATTAGGATTATTCAATAATGGATTATCTAAGATACCTGTCATTGAAACACCTAATAAAGCCTCTTCTTCAGTGTTCTTCTGCCATATCTTACGCAGGTATGGAAAGTTAGTTAAAGAGGCTTGGAACGTCCCTAGAATCGTTGCTAATCGAATCTTGTTAGTTAGTACCTCAATAGAGTCTTCACTCCGTACAATACATGATGATAGATTACAGAATTGATATGGTCTAAGGATAATCTCAGAACATGGATTAGTACCAAAGTCCTGCTCAGAATCCCTACGTCCATTCTTCAATGCTTGCTTCTGTGATGCCTCACGATTAAAGATACCACGTTCACCTGAGTGAGATTCATAGATAGAACTCCATTCACGCATGAACTGACCAATACCAGGAGTCTCAGTGTAAGTAGCTGAATTGTTCGCTAAGGCTCTTTGACCTTGACCATCCCACCAGTTACCTGCTTTAGCGTGTGCCATCTTATCATCAGATAAGTCTGACAATGAAATCATCGCACTTCTCCGTACTCCGCCAACAACAACAACTTCCCCGATCTTGCACAGAATATCATGACATTAGAGCGATGATAAACGTCTACCAACTGCTCCTTTGAATTTGGATATGCAAAATAGATATAAGTCCTCAAGTGGCTTTGGTCCAGAAGCCCTGCCTCCGAAGGTTTTAAGTCTTGCTCCAGCAGGTCTAACCTTTGATACATCGAATCTTGGAATTTCACCAGAATATAGCAAAGCCAATAACTGTCTAAGTGATTTAGCCCACCCTTCTTTAGAATCCGACACCATAATAGAAGTTTTACTATCAAACAACTGATCAGGTACTTCAGGTAATTGAGACACATACTTCTGCTCCACAGAAAAGCCTACTCCAGTGCCACAGAGGAGGATATACATCGCTTCATCGAATGCTTTAGGGTCATCTATAGGTAAGTAAGAACAATTGAATGCAGCTACGTTCTGACGCTCTAAAGCAGATCCTGCAGTCATTACTGCTCTCATGGAAGGCATTACCTCTAAGTTAATTACAGCAGTCTGTAGCTCGTTACGTAGCTCAGGAGTGAGCGTATAGTTCTGCTTTGTTGCTAAATGCTTCTCCATGAAGTCAAAGTATCTTGCTACTGTCTCATTCCAGTGCTCACGTCTACCTAGATCATCTAAGTACCTAGCGTACCTAGATTTACCGATAAAAGTATTGTAAGCGGTCATTTTATATGTCATTCTCATCCCAATCAACGTGTTCATTTAATAAATCGTAACTATCTTCAATTAAATCAGGGAAAGCGTTTACTATGTCTTCTGAACTTAGGTTTAATAGTTCTAGAAGCAGTAGTTCGTCAACCTGTTTTAATCTCTCTTTAAGCTCTACTATTGTTAATTGTGTCATTTATAAAAGTCTTTCTTGATTCTTTCATAATTCTCAATTAAGTAGTCAAGATAATGCCGTGCTTTCTTTAAATCCTCAATCCCATTCTTAAAGGGAAAACGGAGCAAGTATTTTAACACATTTCCTGACCAAAAGTCAAGTTTCCAAGAAGAAATAATATCAAATGGCTGGATTCCACGCATATAGTGATTTCCACCTATTTGTATCTCATTTGCATTCTCTTTCTTTTCTTCTCTAAACCGTTGTAAACGCTTAAAATAGTCCTCTAATGTTAGTTCTTCATGCATGATGTTTTAACTCCACTGGCGGTTTTACTGATTTTCTTCCTTGACTCCACGAGCCACAGCCTGTACATTGGTATCTCTGGTACGTGCCTGTAGTCGATACAGCGAACCCACGTTTCTGTACTGAATCCCCTCCGCAAGTAGGGCATACTTGTGCGTCACTAAAGAGATTCTTATTAGGATGGTTTTTAATCCACGGAAGAAGACTATCATACAATGCTTCGAGTAACACAACATCTTGTATGTTATACGATTCCATGCGTTTCCAAGCATCTTTGTCTCCATTCATGCATTTAACCCATAATTCAAAGCCTTCGTGATCAGCTTTCTTTCCTAGTCCTAACCTCTGCGAAACATAATCGAGTTTATTGCTAGGGAAACGAAACTGGCTACGGACTGTACGAAGGAGATCAATTTGTTTGTAGGGTGCTGGCGGTGTGAATCCATGTAGTAGAAATTCCTTGTTAAGTGTTGGTATATCAAATTTAATACCGTTATAGTGAACTACAGCGTCTGCTTCATTAAGTAGTTTATGTATACCTGTGAGCATCTTCTTAGGTTTAGATTGATGGATAGAATCAAAGATAATGTCTTCACTACCCTGCCACTTAGCTGCGTAGCATAGCACCTGGGAAGACTCTATAATCTGACTCAATGAGATATTCTGATCCCACAAACCCCACACATACGCAGAGTTTGGAGAAGACTCTATATCGAGCATCAGTATTTTCATTATTGTAACTCTAATAGTGGTGTATACTCATCAGAATCAATATCACGTATACCTATTCGTTCAACAATATCGTAGCCATAGATAGCACCTAAGAAGCTCAAGAAGTCATAAGTTACTTTTGGATGTGTTTCATCATATCCATAGTTCTGACGATAAGTTACTTCTTTATTAAGTTTATCTCCTTCAGTCTCCTGAAATGTAAATTCATAAAAGTGTTTAATATCATCCATTTTTAGTTGCCCTTTCTAGTAAGTCTAAAAAATGATCCAAGTCCATAATCGCTAACGGAGACTTTTGATTAGCTTTAACAACTACCAAAGGTTCTCCAGACTTATGTGCTTGTGCCTGTTCGTAAAACTTATAAACTGCTACTGTCTTTAACGATTTACATTCAATCGCATACGGTACTAGTTTATATGCTGCTTCGGATAGCTTAACGTCCACTCCTCCTGCTCCCATGCTTGTTGATACTACGTCCCTTAGAGAGAGTTGCGGAAACCTTTGGAGTATTCTGTCCCTTACTACTTGCTGAAGCCTTCTGCCCTTGGACTTTGCTGAGCTTGTTAACAATGTTTATTTCCTTTCGTTCTACTATCCACTTCTTAGGAATATGCATTCTACAATTAGAGTTAGTAAAATCATCACCCAATGTGTTCGCTATGCATATTGCTTCTTTGGTTTCATGCACTAAGAACCCTATTGTTAAACACGTATAAACATCTGCTTTGACATTATGTTCCCATCCTGAGTCTGCCATTGCGTCAACCCATACGATACTAACTAACTTGGAGGCATCCATAATTCTCCTTCCGTCCTCTGTAACCACAATAATTGTCCATTCTCAAGGACTCGTTTTGTATCACCATCATAGGCTTTAAGCACAGTAGAATATAATTCTTCTTCAGTCTTACAGTCTTTAATGATCTTCTCAGCCTTAACTGGTCCGATGCCTTTAAGTCCAATGATGTTATCGACTCTATCACCTACAAGTATCTGTAGATAAAATGCTCTTAAACCTTCTTCTTCAGATACAAAATACTTTTCTTTCTTACGATAGTTATAATGCCAACCACGTAACTGGTTCAGGTCTTTGTCAATATGTACCATCACTGTAGCACCCTCTGGGAGAGCATAAGCAGCGATGCCTACAGCGTCATCTGCTTCTATCCCTTCGGTGCAATGAAAGTGCCAACGCTTCTGTAAGTGCTCTCTAAGTGCCAGGTAATGCTCAGGCTTCTCAGAAATCCTTTGACCTTTGTAAGGTGCTGTTACAGCGATGTCGTTACGGTAATTCTTTTTACCAGTAATCCATCCTTCGTAACTATCAGCATCTACATCAGCAAGGATTGCATGAAGAGCTTCATCGAGTCTCCATTTAGCCAAAGGCTCATCAATATCATTACTTGAGAAGCCAATGGCATAAACCAAAGAATCAGAATCTATGAGAGCTTTACAGGACATCGTCTGTGATTGCTTCTGGGTCATAGGTGACTACACTCGTAACAACTAATTTCTTAATTGATGGAGCTTTGCCGTGCATAGTTGTCATCCGATGTTCGTAGGATGTCAAATCAGCAACAACCTTTGTACCATTACCAACTTCATCAATATTTACTTCAGAGCCATCTTTTGAAAGAGGCTTAAATAAGTATTGACTTTTAGCAACAATGTAAGAACCCATTGTATCTTTATGCTTAATCTTGATACCAAGACTCTCTAACTTCTTTACATCTGTCGTACTAATGTTACCGATAGTACATTCATATTTTGTATTATCAGGGTTGAATTTTGTATTAAAGTTATTCATCCACTTTGACCAAAACAATTCACCTTCGATACGTACTGAATTACTGTTATTCATTTCATTTCCTTCACTAGGTTAGTTAAATTACTGCAATGTTATTGGACTGCCTACTACATCATCACCTTCTACTACAAATTCTAATGACTGCTCTAATAAGTCTATTGTATCATTACTTGACTGATTTGTAAACAACATTAAATCATCATTTACAATACCAATCATAATTAGTGGTTCAAAACCATCAGGTATGTTGGTCATGGTCTAAATGCCCTTTCTTCCATGGCTTTAACATAAACATTGACGTTTGTCAACTCTTTTGTTAACTGATCTAAGTATGCAATGATTGCTTCAGGAGATTCCCCTGCTCTGATCATCTCTACAATGGTTTGCTTGAGTCTGTTCATCAATGTGTTTCCTTCCAAGAGTTACCTACTTTGTATTCACCTGTCAAAGGACATCTCATGCTAAACTCAACTCCAGCAAGTTCAATCGCTTTAACTCCTAAACTACCTACAGCGTCTGCTTCTGATTCTTTAACTTCAACCTGCCATTCATCATGAACATTAGCTACAAACTTATAATCTATTTTAGCACGTTTTAAAGACTTATCGAGTATAACTAATGCTTGCTTCATCACGATAGCACCTGCGCCTTGCAATAACGTGTTGACCGCAGAATGCTCCGAGCGAATGTATATCTTACGTCCATCAAGACTCGGAAGTGCTCCTTCTTTAGCACTGATGCGACTAACTTTCTGCCGTAAGTGCATGAGTTTCGGTGTATTCTGTAGAAAATTATCAATGAGCTTTTGTCCTTCTTTCGCATTACCTCCAACAATCGTCCCGATCTTGGAAGCTCCTGCGCCATAGAGGAATGCATAAATAAACGTCTTAGCTTTGTTCCTTGCCTGTTCATGCCCTTGGTCTTTTTTATCCCTGATAGTTTCTTTTGAATAGAATCCGAGTGAAGTCGTATTCTTCCAGTGGATGTCGCCCTGTATAATTTCATGTGTATATTCATCGTCATTCATATAGTGTGCAAGCATCCTGAGTTCTAGTCCTGATGCATCAATGCCTACTAACTTATATCCTTTCTCAACAATCCATAGATTCCTACATTCTTCTCCGTAGGGACTGCCACTATTAGGGACTTGTGCCATGTTCGGATTACGGTGTGTCATCCTTCCAGTTACAGCCCCATTAGTGATTACTCTACCATGTACTCTACCATCTTCTTTTAACTCATTCAACCATGAGTCTATCTGACCAATTCTTTTCTGTAACATCAGATACTCTGCAATGGCTTTAGCTTCAGGTATAACGCTATCAGCAAGGATTAATTCATCTACAATAGGCTGACCTGTCTCAGTAAACTTTGACGGCTTCCAGCCACGTTCTATAAGCCTCTCACCAATCTGTTTACGACTCCCAGGATTGAAGGGTGTAACAATATCTTTAAGAGGTTTATTGAGTTTACTGATACGATTAGATTCTACTCTCGCAGGAAAAATGACTTGCATTTCAACTTCAATAGCATCCAACTTAGTTTTAAGTTCAGATAAAAGCTGCAGAGCATTCCTCTGATCGAGTTTAAAACCATTGACTTCTTGTTTTGTAATAATCGCTTGTACATTGTGCTCAAGTTCAATACTCCTTTGTGAGAACCCTTTAGAGTTCAGTTCTTTAATTAAATGATCATACAGTTTAGCAGTTACTAAAGTATCTTGCACACAGTAGGTAATCATCTCCTCAGTTAAACCACCATCCCAATCTTTGAAGTCTCCTTTAGGAAAACCTAAGCGAGTACCCCATGCATCTAAACTATGCCCTCCTTCTAGGCTTGGACTCAGGAGTCTGCTGAGAACGAGCGTGTCTGACACTTGGCTCAATCTCATCGTGACGTTCCATACTTTCCTGAGTATCTGAGCATCGAAGTTTATTCCGTTTTGCATGATAATCAAACCGCAATTGTCCAAATACTTTTGTAATCCACTTGCTGCTTTCCATACAATCACCTCATCAGTATCCACATCACGAGTAACACAACACCATATAACATCGTGTGTGCTTGTCGTTTCAATGTCTAGAACAATCTTCATTATTTTAAGTTCATTAATAAACCGATTTGTGCAAACGCATAACCACTCCAGATAATTGCATTAGAAGTAGCACCTTTAAAGAATTGTAACACACCTACAGTTAAATAACCGAGTCCTGTAAGTGCAACAATATAATATTCAATCCTGTCCAATTGGCTCATCCTCTCTTAGCATATCATCAGTAACAGCACTCTCAGACGTTGCTAAACCACGTTTAAGAACAGCGAGTATACCTTCACCGATAAGAAAATCTTTTGTGGCTGCATCCATGTCTACTGTAATGATAGCAGAACCATCTTCACACTCTTTAATAATCTTTACCCTTAGTTCCATTTCGTCACTCATTTTGATTTACCTTTCTTAGTTGATTTAACTGCTTCTTTTAACTCTTCACGATGTAATGCAAATAAGTTACTGACCTCTAATTCTAATGCTCCTACTAATGGCTCTAGTGAATCATAAACTGACCAGAGTACAGCACTACTTTCACCTGTTTCGTGCTCTGCTGCCATTGATAAAACACTTCGTAAGTTATTGATTTTATACGATATATTCTCAATGTTGTAGCCTATATCTGCGTGATCACTCATTTACTTCCCCTGGTTTAAATTGATCTTCAAGTAAAGCTGAAACGGATATTTTCATTGTACCCATGTCTTTTTCTTCTAACTGCTTTTTAAGATTATGAAACACATCAGCAGTAAAAGAACTCATGCCTCTAGAGTTTTTATAACAAGTATACACACTACCAGAATGATTATGAATATCATAATGTTTATCATGGTGTACTACT